GATGACGATGATGAGGAAGACGATGATTAATTTTAAATCTTTTTGTGAAGGATCAGAAACTTGGGAAGCTGGCTACAAGAGACGTGTAGTCAAGACTACCAAACCTGAGCATAAAGATAAAGGCTATAGCTGGAGAATCAAGGGGAAGGATCGTCCCGAGATCTCGATTAAATTGTATAAGAATAAGCCATCACAGGCTGAGTTTAACAAACAAATGAAAAGAGTAGCGGGCCATGAGTTTGGTGGATAAATTTAAAAATTATTTAGCCGAAGAAATCGATCGTAAATGCGAATGCGAAGACTTGTATGAAGATCTCGAGATCACCGAAGCCGAATATCAGGGTAGAACTGTCAATCTAAATGATCCTATTCGTACAAGCGAAAATCCAAACAAGAAATTCAAGGTCTATGTAAAAGGACCAAAGGGTAATGTTGTTGTAGTTCGGTTTGGTGATCCAAATATGGAAATCAAACGTGATGATCCGAAACGCAGAGCTTCTTTTAGAGCACGTCATGGATGTGATAGTCCTGGGCCCAAATGGAAAGCAAAATACTGGTCTTGTTATCAGTGGAGAGCAAGCGCAAAGGTCGATAATTAATGAAAACTTTAGACGAACTTTCATTCTCAAAACGTTGGAAAGCTGGTATAGAACGTGCGAAACGTGGGCCAAGTAAAAAAGTAGTTCCGACTATCTTTCGGACAACAGGAAAAAAGGCAAAGGATCTGCAGAAAAAAGTTCCCGCACCATCTGGACCAAGTGCAGATTATGCAAGATATTCAGATCAAAAGAAAAGATCAGGCGGAAAACCTATGCCGTTTGCAACTTGGGTGAAAAGATATGAATGATACTACAAATAATAGACTCGATCGAATCGAAGAAAAATTAGATAAATTGGCAACGGCTATGGTATCTATTGCTCGTGCTGAGGAAAAGATTGCTTCAATGCAAGACTTTCAACACAATCAAATTGAACGCGTTAATAGATTATCTGTAAAATTAGATGATATTGAAAAAAAGGTAGATGATAATCATAGGACTGTGTGTCTTATAAATAAGTTAGTATATGCTGCAATAATAGCAGCAGTAGGGGCGTATGTGGCTCAATGGATTTAAACGGAGAAAGAAATGAAAACTTTAATTGAAAGTGCTAAAGCCACACTAGAAACGGCTCAAAGAAAACTTGATGAAGGTCGAATGAAAGAACTTCATGGGTATATGGAAAAAGGAATGTCTGCAAAAGACATTGCTAAAAAGATGAGGCTCGATGTTAAAACAATTCAAGCTCTTATGCCAAAGAAAGAAGACGTCGAAGAAGCAATGGATCCAGTAGATCCAAAGGCCGTCAAAAAAGATTTTAAAGATCGTAAAGACAAAGACATTGATAATGATGGTGATGTCGACGATTCCGATGAATATCTTCATAAAAAGCGTAAAGCTATTTCAAAATCAAAGAATAAAGAAGACGAGCCTTCAGGAGAAAAAGGTGAGACCGCAACAATGAACCCGAAAAAAGAACAGAAAGAATCTACTATTCGCAATCGTCTAATGTCTATCTGGGAAGATGCCGCTGGTACTAAGCGCAATAAAGATCAGAATCGCGATGAGCAGCCGACCGATCGGAATGCTTCTGCAAAGAAAATGAAAGACGGACATCCAGTTGATACAACAAGCAAGCTTACTGATTATGATGAGCTTGGTCATGATGATGCATCAAAAGCTGGTAGAGCTGGTCCATCTTCAAAGACTCGTACAAATGATTCTGAAATCGGCGATAAGAAAATTCTTAATAAAATTGCAAGTGCATACAAAGGAATGAAAAATGGCGATTAAAGCTCCAGGATGGTGTAGTAACGCAATCCCTACTATACGTGGTTGGGAAGACCCAAACACAGGTGAACTTTTTAAATCTTGTGCACATACACAAGCTCAAATTGATGAATTTAACGGAGTTAGTAAGAATGCTACTAAACCAAAGAAAACCGTTAAAGCAATGGAAGAAGCTCAAATGGAAGACACTGTACAACAATTAAATGAAGCACCAGCAAATGGTAAATCTTTAGAAGAAATGAATAAACTAGAGCTTGAAGCTTTTGGTCGTCAACATGGAATTGAACTAGATCGTAGAGAGAAGAAATCATCTTTGCTGGGACAGGTAAAAAACCTATTTAGCTAATAATAAATAGTGTTATGATGATATTCGATGAACTTACTGAACAAAATGTTCTACTCTATGCGGCTAAGCATTATTATAAACCCCAGTTCTCAGACATTGATGAATTTTATGAAGATCTAAAAAGATTTAAATATATCAAGAGATTGCTTAATCGCTATATCGAGCAAGATGAATTAGCCGAAAGATTGATACTAAATCATCTAATCGTTATTTTTAATTCTTTTGGTATAGAAGCATCTTTAAATATTTTAGAATTAAAGCTTAATGATAACCACTGGCCAGTAATTAAACCATTTTTAGTATATTTGCGATATATTAGAAACGATCAGTACACAGGAATAGCAATGGACCAAAAGGCCGTTGATGTATTAAGGGAAATATAATGGGTATTGTAAAAAGAGCAGCCGATCTTACATACGCCTTCCGGTTTGTGCGAATGCTTGTTATGGATTGGAAGAATTGGGATGCTTATAAGGAAGGCTTGATTGACGAAGATGGAAAAAGAATTAAAAGCGTTAAAATTGACTCAGACGCAAAAAGAAATTCTTACACTCCATTCATTCGCCTTTGTGCTAACATTAAAAGACTAATTAGCAAAATCCCGGGTGGAGGAAGTAAAATAGGATCTTTTGCTTCAGCTTTATTTCTTATCAAAGAAAAATATTCGTTAAACGATAGCTGTATCGAAAAAGTGATGAATAAATCTGGTGTAGATACTCTGGATTTTCTAAATGAAGAAAACAAATGGTTTATCTTAGAAGATAAACAATTGTCACCGGGTGTTTATCGAGTGAAAGCATCTAAGATGCTCAATTCGACTCACGAAGAAATTGTATTAGCAAAAGATCAAATTAAAGTGTTTGAAAATGCATATCCTGTCGGTGATATATTTGGTCTAGATATTTATGAAGCAACTCATCTTAAAACAAATCAAAAAATATACGTCACAACAAGCGAGATTTACAAATGAAAAAGAAACTCTGTGAAAAATGCGGTAAAATGCATGAAGGATCTTGTTCGCATGAAGAAGCTACAACAACTGCTTCTATTCCGAATCCAGCGACTACTGCGATGGGGCCCAGCTTTTCAACTACCAACGTAATGGATCGTAGAAAAAAGAAAAGACCGGCACTTCTTAAAAGATTTTCAGAATTTACTAAAGAAAAGTTTTAAAATTTAGGGTAACAAAATGAATGTAGATAATATTAAAGGCCTCATTGTTCTAATACTAGCTGTAGGCTTGATGGGATTATTAGGACTAATTGTTGTAGATGAATTTATGATTGCTGCAGAACACGATGCTGAACTAGATCAAAATATTGTTGAATTGCTACAAATGAGCATAACTGGCATTATTGGTTTAGTAGCCGGTTACGTGGGATCAAAGGGCAGCTGTAACTGCAACAATGATTAGACTATATGCAATCATTGTTCTTGTAGCAATACTCGGTGGTATTGGTTATGGCGCTAAATACTACTACGACACTACACAAGCAACTATTGCTACTCTTCGAGAAAATAATGTTAAACTAGAATCTGCAGTAGAAACTGCAGAACAATCTGTAGCGACATTACAACAAGATATGGTAAAGCTTGGTAACTTAAACAAAGAACTATCTACTTCACTTCAAAAGGCAGAAGCATACGGTGATGAACTCAGAACTAAATTAAGTAAATTAAATCTTGTAGTGGAAGCATTACGAGATTCTAAACAATTAGAAGGAAAGATGAATGGCGCTTCAGCAAACCTGTGGCGTGGTCTTATGGAAGATACTGGCGGTGATGGCAACCGTCCTAATCCTCAGTGGTTGCAGCGGCCGGGTGGAACCGGAAGTGAAAGTAGTAACCAAAGTGGAGAGGGTACAGATACCAACAGTAGCTCGACCAAAACCACTCCAGCTCAGTGATACAAGAGTCTTTGTAGTTACCAAAGATAACTTTGAGGAATTTGAAAAAGAGTTCACGGAGTTATATGGTGAC